AATAACATCGTTTTCCCGACATCGGGAACATGATGCTTATTAACAACATTAACCATGAGTAACTACAGCAAAGGTACATTTACCCACCAATCATTAAGGGTTGAGAAAGAAACATTGTTAATACTGCGCGAACATTGCGCTGCAAATAAGCTATTTATGGCGCACTTTGCGGCGGCTGCTATTAAAGAAAAGATTGAGCGAGATAAAAGTAATGAGGCAAAAGATAATTGGCGTAAAATATTTGGAACAGAACCACCAGAAAGCTTTGGTAGTATTTAACTATTCCTCAAACAATTCATCATACATTTCATCTACATAGTAGCCTATAATTTTAATGCACTTTCTTTTTACGGATTCAACAACTAAGGTATCTTCCTTTGTCATTGGGTTACTTTCTGCAATGGTGTTATAAGCCTCACAAGCGCAATGGATGTATTCCGCGCGGGTAGTTGTTTCAAATTCAAATTCCTCAATAGGTTCTTCGATTGGTTCATCTTCCGGCGTTATGTTTTCCATTGTTATAAAACTTTTCCGTTACGAATCCTTTTGTTACGCATTTCATAATCTTTGCCGTTTTCATCGAGATCAACTATTGCAAAGCCATGATTCCATTTATTTAGTGGGCAGTAGGCCGGATGCAATTCCGATAAACAACCGATGCTCCATGTGGTTGTAATTTCGCCGTTCATATCTGCTTCACTATGTTCGCTTGTAGAGTGATTGTGGCCTTGAAACGCGCTTACTTTTCCACGAAGGTATAAACCCCTTGCAATGTTTACAGGTGCCGAAATACCGCCTTTATATTCGTGACCGTGTATGCCGTTTAGTTTGTTCAACTTCATTACGGTTTTATCGCCAATTATCTCAATCCCGTTTGCGCGTGCCTTAATGATGTTTGAAAATTCAAATTCTTTTACCCCGATAAGTTCGCCAGCCTTTTGTATCAAAAAGCGTTCATATCTTATTTCATGATTGCCCAATTTAAAAAATATCTTGCAATCTAATTGCTTTTGCAGCACCTCAAATAGTTGTGCAAAGGAATCCAATTCGCCTGCAAAGTTGCGTTTCTTTGGATCTTTATCAAAGCTGCTAATTGTATGACAATCGATAGTATCTCCATTCAGTAATAAAGCATCAATCTTTTCTTTTTTAAGATATTGTATTGCGGCTGTTAGTGCTGGTATGTTGTGGTATGGAACGTGAATGTCTGAAAGAATACCTACACGCTTGAATCCTTTTATGTGGTAGGGTTCGTATATTGTTTCATCGGATTCCGGTAATTTGTACGGGTTATAAGGTCGCGGCTCTTCAATTACAAACTTGCTGCCTTCTGTACTTTTACGATGTGCGTTGCCGTTTTTGCCTTCGATGTACCTCAATCCAGTTCGGGCGGCTTCTAAGTTTGCGAACAGCAAATTGTTTTCTTTGTACATTATCCGCGCCAGTTTAAGCGTTGGATAGTTTGGGTGCTTTTCTCTGTAAGTCCGCGCTACATCGTATTTGTTCATAATTAAATTTTTGATAACTCGAAGTGCATTCCGTCTAAACGCTTAAAATTACCACCCCATGTAAAGCCGTTATTTGTGAAACACATTACAAAGCCTGCTGATAGTGTTGGCTTTGCCCCAAGTGCATTAGTGGCTTGATTTACATCAATAGCCAAACCCCAACTATGTAAAGATAATTTACTAACGCTACCTCTTTGATTGCGTATGTTGAAGCAGCCATCATATGTCTTTAATTCTTTGATGTGGCCGGTTGCGTGCAGTTCGCAAATCGCGGACAGCAAAGGTTTAACCAAATCTTTATTGCAGTAAATTTTATCGGGTATTGGTGGCACTTGCAAATGTGCTGGCACATCCCACAAAGTCATGTTTGCTTCTTTCTCCGGTGGCCCGTACTTCTTTAATGCCTGTGCTGGTGTTACCATTATAATCCTATTTTACTTCTAAATAATCTAAATGCAATACCAAGCGCAATAACGCCCCACGTTATTAAACACCATTTACGCCACCAATTCTTTGCTTTACGTTCATTGTCTGCTTCTGCTTTCTGCTCCGCTGTTAGCTTTCTTTCAGCTACTATCATGGCTGCGGCCTTTTGTATTTCTGCATACATTGTCTTTATTTTTGCGCTGTCCTCAATCTTTACTGTGGTGCGAATGGTTACTACCTTTTGAGGTACTTTAACCTTTACTGTCTTTACAACAACGGTTTCAAATGAATCAATGGTAGGCGGTGCGCAATCCACCTCTATAAAGTCGTACAAGGTATCCACTGTGGTTACGCTGTCAATCTTTGTGGTGGTGCAAGGGAAGTCAATCCGCGCCAATTCAGCAACCTTTGTAATGTCTTTTACCTTTGCCTTTGTGTAAAGCTGCTCCGATGTTTTGCAGGAAGCAAGCAAGGCAATAATTACAACCCATAATACTATTGATGTTGCAAAGGCAAAACCGCAACCGCTTAATTTACTTTTCATAGTTTATTTTTTTGATCTCCGATAAGTTTCTTTGTCCAACTTTTTAGCAATATCTCATACAATGATGTCGCTATGAAGTAGCTGAAAAAGTAACGTGCTAAGGAAGCCTTGTCTGTCAAATCTCCAGCCAACAACAAATAAACGCCACTTGCAACAAACGATACCAAAAGCGTTTTTAAAGCATCGGCAAAGTTTAAATCTTTTAAATACGCGGATTGAAAATAACCGCTGGCAATTACCAAAATCACAATAACCCAATCAATATTTGCGTTGAACGCATCCCATAAGTAAGGCAGTGTTTGTTCCATATTATTTATTTTTATTTTTTATTATTGCTATGACCTTTTCAATTATTGTTAATATTCCTACAACGATGGCAATGCTAAAAGATATGTCTTGAATGTTTACGAATATGTTTCCAAATATAAAACTGGTTATCGTGAAAAATGGCCCTTTATCGCCGCTAAGATATGAATGCAACATTGCTACTTAATTATTTTTTGTTATTAATATTTTAAACCCAGCACCCGCAAAAAATACTTTACAATAATTGGCCGCAATAAATAAACGCCCATTGTGAATATCCTTTGAAAGTTCGATTGTTCCTATTGGTGCCGTTGTATTAAAGCAAAACCCTATTGATGGCGTTGCTGCATAATCTTTGCCCATGTCAAACTGATAACCCACCGTTCCGAATATTAAGGTAGGATTTAGTGCGCTTGTTAATGGTACGCTGTAACCGATTGTAAGCACCTTATTTTTAACGATAGCACCGCCTTGCAACGCATACCCCTTAGAGTGCAATAGAACGCCTACAAACGGCTTTGTTTGCCCTATGCAGTTTAATGACAGTAAAATTAATAAAATCGTTTTCATTTATAAATTAAATTAAACGCTATTCTGTTGCTTATTCCCGACAATAAAGCCTTTTTTGCGACTATCTTCCAACGGTCTTTCTTTTTATATTGCTTCAATTCTCCTGCACTAATTCCTACCGACAATAACATTGCACTCCTATCAATCATTCGGGTTAAATGAAACCCGTCTGTGAACGCCACAAACACCGTTTTGCTGCCCCAAAACCTTGCATCTGTATTACCATTATCAAAGTCCTTATACTTGTTTTTCCATGATGTCTTAACATCCCAAAATTGTTTACCAACACCCCAGCGCCAATGCGCTAAGTTTTGATTAACACCGTCGGCGGCACCACTTACCGCACCGAGCGCAATAATCACAGCATCATTCTTTGTTATTGCATACCACTTTTGCGCTGTGGTTTGCAGCGACAAAAACAATGAGAGTAATATCATTACTGCTTTTCCCATGATTCTACTCTGTTACCAAATGCGATAATCATAGCGTGTATCATTACGGGTTGCGTTTCTGCTAAATGGCTAAAAAAGTCATATTGCCCCGTGTAATTAATTGCAGGGTCGTAACCGTATAATGGATCCCCATCTTCATCTTGTCCTATCTGAATCATTTGGATAGGAAAGCCATTTGTAACATCGCACATGGTTGTGTTATCTGCAACTGATGTCTTGCTCCAATCGGGAATAAAATCCAAATATTGCCCATAACCGTCCGCTGTTGTTGCAGCGTAATGTTGAACAGTCCACGCTATTGCAACCTCTTTGCTGCCTTTGTTATAGATTAAACTGAACAGTTTTGCTTTGCGTCTGATGACGGTTGAACTGATTTCGATTGAAGGTATTGGTATTTCAATTTCAATCGGTGGTAGTTGTACGTATGCCATTGTTTATAATTTTAATTAATTACGATAAATGAAACTTTTGTTTCAGAAGTAGCCGCTGCGTTTAAAGTGATTGTAAATGAACCGGCAGCAGGCGTTGTTCTTGCGCTTATTGCTGTAAGGTCTGAACCTTCCACTTGTGCAATAACTATTGATGATGTAGTAACAAGGCTATTGGTAACAACAAGCGTTGCTTCTGCTGCTGCAAAATTTACTTTACCCGATGTTTTGTTGATTGTTTGTGCGCCAGTAGTTCCTGTAGCAGTATTGGTTGCTGGCACTGATAAACCTCCGTTAGTCTTAAAAACCATATTAGCTGTGGCAGAACCTATTGAACCAGTCGCATCAATCCATAATGCCCTTTGTACTCCTGATCCAGTTTTAGATGAATACAATCCAAAACCGTCTGTGCCTGCTGCCCTAAATTTTGCTACTTCAAAATTATTAAGGTCGGCAATGTAATCTGTATTATAAACTGCAATTTGCGATTTTATAGTACTACTGAAACCTGTTCCTTTAGGCATTACATCTAATTCACCTCCCACATTTGTTCCAGAAGAAGGATAAAAAACACTTGCTGCATAATTGTCTGCGCCTAAATTTAAAGGCTGTAATCCAAAAGATCTGTTTGTTCCTGTAGTAACTGGCAAGGATAAAGATGTGCCAACGGATAGCGTAGTTCCAGCAGAAACAGTACCATCTATATTAAGAACAAATTGGTTTGTGTTGGCTGGTGTACTACCAGCTTGCCCTGCTGAAAAAACAATAGGTCTAAGCGTGCCTGTTCCTTCCTTAAAAGATGATATTAAATATTGCGCACCCGCAGCCCTAACTGTTAATGCCTCATAATTTGTAGCGTCTGCAACAAAATCTGTATTAAATATTGATAGCTGTGATTTTAATGTAGAAGAAAATCCAGTTCCTTTAGGAATTGCAGTAATACTCATTCCAACATTTGTACCAGTCAAAGGGTAAGTAGCAAGAATCGGTAAATTATCTATTGGCGAAGAATTGTAAAAACTTAAACTTCTATTTGTGCCCGTTGCTGTTGTTAAGTTGATATTTGCGTTTGCTATTATATTTGATAAAAATGTTTTTTCTCCTCCTATTGTCTGTGCGCCTGTTGTATAAACAGTATTGGCCCACGCTGTTCCGTTGTAAATATCATTTGTATTTGTTGTTGTATTATAAACCTGCAACCCCGTAGCTGGGGACGCAATGGCGTTGCGTTGTGTTGTGGTCATGCGTGGGAATAGAACGCCTTTGGTAGTACTTTCTACGTCTAAAACTGCGGAAGCATTTTGTGCAGTAGCAGCACCTACTTTTAAAGTAGATTGTATTCTGCCAGTACCATTTACATCAAGTTTAAAACCCCCATCTGTTGTTGTACCAATTAAAAAATTACCGTTAGAATTAATTACTTTAAACAATGAAACCCCAGGAAAACTTGCATTTGCATTACTTATAATAAAACCTGTTGCATCAACGCCTAAACCCATTGCGTGAACACCAGGAACAATAAAATTAAACCCAGGCCTTGAACTATGTGAATATTCGTATAGTAACCCATCTGTTCCAGTAGTGGTCATGGTTAGCCACGAATTTGCTGTAGTTGCTCTATTAAATTTAAAACTTACTGAACCAGTACCATCACCAAACTTGTTTACAAAACTTCCGCTTGTGGCTGTTATGTCTACTTTAGCTTGTGGTGTTGTAACTCCTATTCCTAATCTTTTGTTTGTGTTATCCCAAAAGTAATTCGCGTTGTCTTGCGCTAATACGCCACCCGTTCCAGCGAATAAAGCACTCCCAGCCGTTGCACTTGTTATACTGCCACCGATAGCCATTCCACCACCCCCTGCCCCTACACTATCCTTCGCAGCGTAACGTGTGCCGTTACTCAGTACAAGTATTGTGCTATCCCCTCCAGCGTTTTTACCGTAGGATGAAACGGTAACAGCCTTTACAGCTTTTTTTACATTGCCATTTGCTCCAATTACTAACATACTATCTGTAGCTAAAATTGCATTTGTTAAACCTTCAAGTTTTAGAACTGAAGTATCTGAACCTACTACATCCAAAGCTGCTGATTGAATTTCTCTATTAATACCAAATTTAAAAGTATTATCATTATTAATAAAATATGCTTTGTTTTCATTTGGTCTTATCACTAATCTACCGCCGTCATAATTATTTGATAAATCACCTATTAAAATATTTGAATTGTTCAATGCGGCAGCAATCATATTATTATTATCTTCTTGACCAAATAGTAATAAATCACCGTCAAAAGTTAAATTGGGGCTACTTGTAAGCAAATTACTTGCATCACCAAAAGCAATTTCTGTAAAAGGCAATGCAGGAACACCGCCAATACTATCCTTCGCAGCGTAACGTGTGCCATTAGAAAGTACAAGTATTGTACTATCGGCTGTAGCGTTTTTGCCGTATGAGGAAACGGTAACACCACCCCCTACAGGCTTTATCCACGCCCTACCGTTCCACACATACACACTTGAATCGCTTTTGTTAAATCTTATTTGCCCCGTATCTTGACCGCCGCTGATGTTCTTTAAATTGCCCAATCCCGATGGAATGGTTAACACTGAATCAAAACGCGCACGGCTAAACTTATAGCCTGGTTGTGCCATGTTTTGATAAATTTGCCCGAATGATGTTTGAGCAATAAGTAATAAAATAAATACTAAGTAGTTGGTGCATCGCATGCTGTAAAAGTTGAAAAGGTTTTTAGATTAATGTTAAATGTTACCCCTGCCAAATAATCTTCGTACTGGTCGGTAGCCACATTGTAAGTTATGCTTTCATCTATAATATAAGGATTGTTTCCTACGTTTAACAAATTGATAATGTCGTTTGCTACGCCTAACATATCGCTAACAACATCGCTTTCGTATTTGTACTCTTGGCCGCTTTTGTCCAAAAACCAAAACACAATGTTGAAATCATTATCATGGCCTTTGTTAATTGTTCCCGAATTTACAAAGTAAAAAGCAGCTGGAAACAGTGCATCAGTTGTTCGGTTTAACCACTCCTGTGGTCTTACCATTTTTACTGTCTGCAGCATCCGATGTGATTCCAACACATCCCCTATTGTTTTTTTGACTTCGTTGTATGTCATTGTTTTTCTTTTGAACTGCGAAAATGTACTCTTTTTTGTACGCGCCTTTTTTCATATTATCTGTATAAGAATATAAAGTTTTCGCCACCCACACCAATCACATCGCCCGTTGGTAATGTAACAACACCGCTAACAATCTGAATAAAGTCGGGGTTTGATGTTGTTGATGTTGTAACCACTTTGCCCAATCCCGAACGAGTACAAGCTAACACAACACGCCCAATAAGCTGCGGTATTGTGAAGGTACTTATACCAGCCGCCGCTGTGTAGTATATTGGTAATGCGTTTGCATCGCTGCCACCGTTGCCGTATTGTTTGCCATCTTCCGGTTTGAAGTATCTACCCAAAAAGATAGGCGATGTGTAAGCGCGGGTAACCGGAAAGATTACATCAACACCACTGCCAGGGTTAAGGTAAGTGTAGTGCTTTTGGTAGTTTTCCTGTAGGTACTTAATCATGCGGGTTGCATAATATTCGCCGTGCTTTTTATAGCGTTCTTCAAGTAGTTCCAAATCCCCACGGCTCGGTGTGTTGCTTTCTTCAGCACTCTTTTGCAGGAACCCTTTGCTAAATAACTGATACCCCATTCCGATAGGTAGCATGGCCATTGTAAACCAAATGATAGTATCAGTAACGTAATCGTTTAACAAATCTAATTCATCGGCGTTCAAATTGTTTGCAACGATTCCCTCTTGCAAACGTAAATACAAACCGCTTCCCAAAATAGGCTGCACTTGTTGATCCTGTGCTAACTTTATGAACGGCTTTACGGCTGTAAAATCTATGGCCGCCGACATCGGAAGCCTTGCCTTTAAAGTCTTTTCAGTTATAAATAATACGTTGTTGCTCATTTCTTTCTTATTACAATGTTAGCTTTCCATGTGTGTCTGCAAAATGGCCGGTGTTCGCCGTTCGGTAATGTAAACCAACCGCCGCGCCTATCCCAAACAGAATACCCCAAACGCTTGCTTATATTCTCAATATCAACGCGGCTGTATATTTTATTCAATTCTAATAAACGTGCGCAAAATGGGCGGTTTCTGTCATCCTGTGGCCCTTCGTACGAGTAACGAACTAATACCTGTGTAACCGATGGCTTTTGGTCTGTAATCTTTGACAATGGTTGCACAAGTTCTCGAACGATAATAGTGTCCGCGCCCTCTTGCTGTGTTGATACTGAAATTAACCCAGCTTTCTCAATCGCTTTCAATACAGCGTTCACACTGCGTAATTCAACGCCCAATACATCCGCTAAAACATCGGGCGTTATACGTTTGTCCTTACTGATTAAGTCCATCACATTTGCCTGTAATTGCGTTAAATCAACTTGTTCGGCAAAGTACATCGCTTCCCTTGCTGGCTCACTATGCACAACCTCATAATCGCTTGAATCACATCCACACGCAGCAAACTCTTGCAGTAACATTTCATCTTCCGCTTCCGAACTAAATTTCAAATCGTCAGTTGTAGGATCGTCATCTAAGCCTAAGTATTGGTTAATCTGGTCATCGGTAAACCCGAACGCCTGTAATTGTATTGCGGCTTGCTGCTTTGTTAGTTTGCCCTGTGAGAACAAACGCACGATGCGCATAAGTTGCTGTTGTTGGCGGCCCGTAATATTTACAAGGCTGCTATTTAATTGCGTTTCTGTTTCCGGTGTTGGTAATGGCATACTTCCGTCAGTAACTCCAGTTGATGGTATTAAACCAGCAAGGCTTCTAATCTCATCGGCTGTCATTGATTCCAAAACCTTATTTGCAACGAGCGGACTAAGCGCGTTAATGTTATCACTAATAACTTGTGCCTGTGTTTTAATTGATTGGTCAAGCGGCTCCTTACCCATCAATTCGCGAATCTCATCTTTGCTTAAATTCTGTGAAATAATGGCCTCACTAAACTCAAACCCTAACGGCTCAACTGGTACAATAACCATTTCAATCGGCTGTGCTGTGTATGACTTCAACCATGTAAAGTTCATGTCATGTATCATTTGCCTTTTGGCCACATAAGTATTGTTGAAAATCTCGTATGCTTCGCGAATCTCATTACGGCCGCCTAATTGCCCCTCGGTCTTTATTCCAAATAATGATGGCGATGTAATTTGATGGCCAGCAAAAATCTCTTGTTGTACAAGGTTGTTGATGTTTGTAAAATCTTCCTTCGTTAAAATGGACTGCCCAAGCGGTACAATGTCAGCACTGTTTTCTTTGCTGTTGTTAAACATTATAACCGTGCGGCGGCCATCGGCTCCCGTGAATTTCTTTAACACCGCCTTTTCAATCTCTTCTTTCGCATCTTCATCGGGTGGGTTGCCGTTGTTCAAATTGATTAACGTGCTACCGACAAAACCTTGATTAGCATTGCCTAAAATGTGGCGGCCTATCTGCACATCGCTTTCAATATAGTTCAACGCTTGTTGATACCCAGGAATAGGATAATATTGCGCTTGTGGGTTGTACTGCTTATAAACGAATATTTGTGTTTCATTAGGAGTTGATGGATCAAAAACGGGATATTCGCGAACCTTCTCTTTGTTATCGTTCCAATCTTTTTTTACATAAATCTTTGCACCGCATACGCTGATTCTGCAATTCTTAAAAGGTATGTGAAAAACGCTGGCAATTTTGCCTAACTTATTGTAAACGATTTGCAGATAGTAACCGGCGTGAATCTCATCGTCAAGGATTGCTTTTTCTGCAATCTCGTTCCACGTTTCGCCCTGCTCGTTTGCCTTTAATTTACCTGCATCGTCGGCAAACCCTTTGCCTAAAATATAGCCAGCTTTGCCGCGTACAATAGCACCGTGTTTTGGACTTTCATTGTAAAGGCTCAAAATGTATTCGGGATAGTTATTGAGCAAACCAAACTCCACAAAACCCTTAGTCCTGTTTTCGGTAAACTTAGGTTGTTGAGCCTGGTCAAACTTTAATTCTATAAATTTATATTTGCTCATGAGAAAGTTTTAAAAGTATTATCTTGACCGTCAAACACCGAATCCGCTGCATCCGCTACATCG